CCTTCTTCCGTTGAAGCAGGAAGCATGTCCAGATCGGAGTTTCAAAAGACCTTTCCGGAAAACCGGGATTTAAGTTCTTTTGACTTGGCGACTATTTGTCCCATCCCGTCCGTATAATACATCACGAACAGAACCAGCCTGTAAAGGTGGTCCCCAAATTTTGGGTCTTGGAGTGAAGATCGTATGTTTGACAGCTCTATTCGAGAAAATCTTAGAGAGTTTCAGACCTCCGTTCACGACTTATACCCCTTCATTGCACCATAAACAGTGTAATAAAGGTCAAACTTTCCCCTCATGAGATCATAATATCCCGGGCCTGAGTGGCCCGTGATCCCAGCAAGGAAAAGGGTACAAGTCTCGCTAATTGATAGATCAGTTGCCCACCCCCTCTCCCTTGAGAGCAGGGTTGCGCTGAGTACAGTGGTAAATTTCTTATCACTATATGCCAGGATCGGGAACGGAGTTACCTCCTTCCCATCTTGGTACCATCTTTTAGCAAACTCGTACGTATCTTTCGATACATGAGTCTTGAGCGGTGAGATCTCCACACCAAGAGTGTTCAGGATGTGCTTATACGCTACGGCGAGACGGTCATCACAGATGACAACGTCGTCTCCCAGGATAACATACTTCGACTTGACCGAAATCTTAGCTTGCTTACCTGCCTGGTACATCACATAGTGATGGGCCAGTGCGAAGATAGACCAACTGCTAAGGAAACCTATTGGTTGTCCTACCGCATATTTGACTATCCCGCTCTTATGTGTAAACTGGGGAGACACAAGTGTCCCCCAAGCCTTGCCATAAGCTTCACCGAAGAGAGAAGAAAGCATCTGGATTTGGAACCGAACCGGAAATCTATCAGTCGCAGCCGTTAGATCAATAGATCAATAGCTGTGACCAGGTTCCTTTACAAGAACTTTTATAGACTTCCCCTGGTCATATGTACAGTCCTCAGGGATTCCCCTGAGTGCACGTATGGCCCAGTTATGAATAGGATTAAGTGCAACTTGCACCCAATAACTACCCATAGCGATGTTCCTTGATTTCCCTTCCCTATCTGGGATAGTTGAAATCTTGGCTAGTTTGGGTCGTGAGACCTTCTCTAGTTTAAACAGCGCGGTTACCTCTTCAAGATGCCCTTCTTCTTCTGAGAAGAGGATTGAGCGAATCCTTCGGATCTTATCTATGGTACTTTCTCCTAGAATAACGGCTATGGCATCCTCAAGACCCCTATCAAGGAGTTTTAGTTCCTCGTAGCAGGTCGTGAGTGAGTG